AGCAGAAGAAACACAAAGTAAATTTAATACTGTATTTTCATCTATCCAAGATGAAGCCCAAGCAACAGCCGATAATCTAAGAGAGAACTTTGGGCTATCATCCACGGCAGCGCAACAATTACTAGGGGATACAGCAGATTTATTAACAGGATTTTCATTTACACAAGAAGAAGCTCTTAAGTTATCCACCCAGGTAAATGAATTAGCCGTCGACCTAGCTTCATTCACTAATTTCTCAGGTGGAGCAGAGGGAGCTAGTATAGCATTGACCAAGGCACTACTTGGCGAGAGAGAGTCAATTAAATCCCTGGGAATTGCAATCACAGAAGCCGACATTAAACGCCTTGCAGAGGATAAAGGGATTAAAGGAGAGTTAGATAGACAAACCAAAGCTGCCTTAACATTAGAGTTGGCAATTACACAATCTAAGAATGCAATTGGAGATTTCCAGAGAACCCAGGCAAGTTTCGCAAATCAAGTTAGAATATCTAAAGCCCGTACTGACGAGTTGTTTGTTTCTTTAGGGCAAAGATTGCAACCAGTAGCTGCTGGGGTTTTGCAAGTATTTAATGGCCTTGTAAAAACAGCAAGTGATTTATTATCTACAGATACTGAGCTAGAGAAGGTTACAAAAAGATTGGCTTCTGCAACCGATGAATATAAAGAAGCTGTAGAAGAGCTAGACGAAAAAGCAGAAGACTTAACAGATACAGAAAAGAACTTATTAGAGATACGTAGAGATTTAGCAAAAGCAGAAGCGTTAAAAGCTGTAATAGATTTAGGCAAAGCATATACAAACAATGTTAATACAATAGAGAAATTGACAGGTGAAATAGCTGCTGCGAATAATAATCAAATAAGATTAAATGCTGCAATAGACGAGGCTCAGGCAACTGGAAAACAGTTTAGCAGAATCCAATTAGATATAGCAAACAGTACTCAAAAAGTTAATCAATCAATAGAGGATAATGTTCAACTAGGCGAGATATTAGCTGAGGAAGCAGAAAAAGAGCAGAAAGCTATAAAAAGACGTGCAGAATTAAGAGAAGTTGAAGCGGAAGCAATAAAACAAATAGCAGTATCATTAAATGAGGGTATAATAACACAGAGTGCTTTGTCTATATTAACAGAAGAAACACAAGCCAAGATTATAGCGCAACAAAAAGAATTAATTGAAAATCAAAAAGAAGTAAATGAAGAAAAAGAAACAACAATTGAATTAACAGGCAAAGAGACAGAAACAGCCGAGGAAAGAGCTAAGCGAATAGAGGAAGCAAATAAAGCTTATGCACAAGCCGAAGAAAATCTTAAGCTTAAAATAAACGAACGAGAGCAGGCAACGCTTAGATCAGCTAGATTAGCAGAGGAAGCAAGGCAAAAAGAAGCAGCAGGACTTAAAGAGCTAGCTAAGCAATATGAGCAATATACATTGTTTGTCTCATCTACATTAGGGGATTTAATTTCTAGTGGAGTTCAAGGATTTGAGGCATTCAAAAAAGCTGGACTTAATGCTATTGCATCTATTCTTGAAGGGCTTGCAAAATCATGGGCTATAGAGGCTGCGGCTGCATTTGCTAGGCCATTTGGGATAGGCGTTCCAGAAGGAATAGGCTTGACTTCTGCTTCAATAGCTGGGACTGCTGCTGCTGGAATCATAAGAGGGCTTAGAGAGGGTGGTCTTGTAACACAACCTATTCTTGCTAATATTGGCGAAGGCGGCAGAAATGAGGCTGTCATCCCATTAGAAGATCCAGATGCACTGGCCAGGATTGGAGAGAGTATTGCTACAGCTATCCCAGCACCAGTAACAACCACAATCAATAATGGCGCACAATTCCCAGAGAGGCTTACGTTGAATGTAGACGGGCAAGAGTTTAATGCATACTTAACAGATGCAAGTAGCAATGGAAGGTTTTTAATCGATTCAAGTAGAGGTTTAGCATGAGAATAATATACGATAATTTATTTGACGACGGAACTTTAGACGCTTCTACAGAGGCAGATAATTATCCTGTTGAGAATATAGTGAATCAACATTCATCAGTTAAGTGGAGATCCACGACAGGCAGTTTAACAAGCCAGTGGGTGACTGTAGATGCTGGGGCTGGGGAGACCTTTACAGTTGATTGTGTTGCAATATTAGGGCATAACTTTACTAACTCAGCTACAATTAAATTTCAAATGAATGCAACTGATTCTTGGGGTAGTCCATCAGTGGATGAGACTTTGACTTGGCGAGAGGGAATGATCTTAAAGTTCTTTACCGAGAGTACCTATAGGTTCGCAAGGATTAGTATAGACGATGCAGGAAATACAGATAACTATTTAACAATAGGCCGAATATTCATGTCTACTTATTTACAGATTAGCCCTTCGTCTAAGAATAACTTTAAAATAACAAACAATACAACAGACACAACATCCTTTAGTATAAGTGGAGAGTCATATAGTGATATAGGTTGTCAGTATAGGACTTTTGACTATTCGTTCCCCCCAACAGACTTTGACATGATAGATGATCTCAGGACTATGTTTGAGACAGTGGGGAACCATCAACCTTTTGTATTCCTAAACTTTGATACACGATATACAGAGATAGAGCCTGCTTACGTAGTCTGGACTAATAAGTTCCAAGAGACCCATGTAGGCCATAATAAAATAGGCTATACATTAAAATTAAGAGAGGTAGTATAATGGCCTTAGACCAAACGACGAATAATTTATCAGCACAGCAAGACCAACGGAAAGGATATAATGGAATATCCTTAACCAACTTTACAAATACAAGTGAGCCTCAAGTGAGTGAAGGATCAGTAATAGAGATTAACGGAGCAATTTATAAGGCTGCTTCAGACCAATCAATTAGCGGATGGGGAGCTATAGGGAATGGGAATAACGTTTATATCTATGCTGCTGGAGGGGGAGGTGCTACATCAGCCCTTTCTTTTTCTACAACTGCTCCAACATGGGATGATGATGCTCAAGGCTATTATAACGGCCAAGACAGAGCTATAGCAGGACTTTATAAAACTGATGCCACTACATATTCAGATAAATATATTTTTGGTGATTTAAAATATCCATGGCAATACTTTTCATGTTCAAGCGTAAATACAACAGCAATGACAGCCGCTACAGATACTAAACAAACAATAGATGCAATTGATTATAGTAATATGCTTGGGGCTTCATTATCAAGCAGTGTCATATCACTTCTTGCTGGTAGGTATAGAATAAATGGCTGGGTAACGATAGCCCCTACAGGAATAGCTGCTGGAGCATCAATGACTTGCCGATGTCAAGTTAGAGATACTACTGGGGCATCTGATTTATTAGTAGGGCAATATAATTTACAAACAAATGGAACTGCCATTACAACAGTATTACATACTCCAGTGCATATTAGTGGCTATTTTTCGTTAAGCGTAACATCTAACATCGAAATACAAGCACAAGCATCTGTTGCAACATCTGTCAATAATTATGGGACATTTGCAAAGGCATTGAATATAGAAATATGGAGATTATAATTGTCTGATAACAAAACGCCTTCAACAAAAAAAGTTACTCTTTTAGAAATGGACATAGGCTTTGAATGGGAGTTTTGGGCTAATGAATCTTCTAATACATGGGTAGTTAATAAAAATAAGTCATACCCTAATGTTGATTCAGACTATTTAAATGATATACCTGATTTCCCTGCTGATTCTGTAGGGTCTGTTACAGAAGATACCCAGGCATTAGAGTTGGTTGGCTCTCTTGCATCTGTTCAGGCTAATCCAGGGACGTTCTATTGGGATGGATCTAATCTATATGTACACTGCACAGATTCCCATTTTCCTGATCAAAAGAATATGGTAATAGGTGAAGTATTTGGATGGAGCAATATAGAGAAGAATTATAATAATATCCAATACGAATCTCGCATAGATCCAAACAGCATACCGAGACTAACACAATCTAAAGACCCATTATTCTTTGGTAAAATTAATTTTCAGGGCGGTAATATAAAGCTTATAAACAACGATGGTAATCTAGATTCCTTTGGAGAGGATAATGATGTCCTTGGAAATGATGCTAGGCTTTTAATAGGCTATGATGATCAAACATATGATGAGTATGAAATAAAATATGAAGGCTACATAGAGCGTTTAAATTTTAATCGTGGACTTACTATGGGTGTAGAGTTGCAGGATAAACGGAAGCAATTATCTAGAGTAATTCCAACAGAGATTTTTGATACAACTAACTATCCAAATATAAAAGACTCTAATGCTAATAAACCTATACCTATAGGCTATGGGGATATATTTAATGCTCCTGTTATATGCAATAATGAGGACGCTACACCACCAGTTAGCTATTCATTTAAAATAGTAGACACTACATATCACGAGATTAAGTCTATTGATACTGTTAAAGTTAACGGATCTGCCGTCACTCCAGCAACTACAGACACGGCTACAGCAACCTTTACCATAACATCAGCTAGTGGGGATTATTCTCCTGGAGACGAGGTGACAGTTGACTTTGAAGGATACATTGATGACGATTCCAATCTAATAGAGAATGGTGTAGATGTAATTCTGGATATTATAGATAATTATACTAATCTAGTATATGATTCAGTTAGCTTTAATACAAGTACATGGATACAATCACAAGCAATAGCACCAGATATTAATTATTTCCTTGATGATACTAAAAAGATTGTAGATGTATTTGAGGAGATCCTAGGGACTATTCAAGCTGATTTCTTTGTAGAGAATGATGGGCGATATTCATTAGTTATATTCAATGCAGCCAAAGAGCCTATATTAACAATTACAGGCAAGGATATGCTAGAAGTCCCAAGTTATACATATGATCCTACAGAGATTTTAACATCAGTAAGAATTAAATATGAGAAGAATTGGGCAGAGGATACTTATAAGATCTTAATAGACGATGATGACGAGACCACAAGAGCGCAGACATTTAAACAATTCGTCAATAAAGACTATGATACACTATTGACCACTAGTGCAGATGCTCAAACATTTGCTGATAATCAATTTATAGTCAGCGGTGATATACAAAAGATAGTTACGTTCAAAACTAAGCTTCAAACTATAGACTTGAATATAACCGATTTTATACTTGTGGATATAGAAAGGGCTTGTGGTGATGATAGTATGTTAGGCCGAGCAAAGTGTGAGGTTATAAATATAGTCAAAGATTTAAATAATTTTGAGATTACAATTAAAGCCCGGATTCTAGAGTTTGTAGGCCAAGAGGTAACACAAGAGACTGAATATTGGGGTAACACATATTGGGGCGGCTCTGTATGGGCTAACGGACAAATAGCAGAGGAGAGTTAAATGGCAGGATATTATGATCAAATAGATAAAAATATAAATGGTGGGGAGACCTTTACCGACGAGCTTAAGAATACTGTAGGAGCATCAGCCTTTCAATTACAGAATGATTATTTTGCAGACCAAGAGCTAGTCATTAGGACAGCCTCAGGAGGTGGTGGTACTTTATTAGTAGAGGATACTGATTATACTTTATCCGAACAAAATACCGAATTAACCGCAGAAGTTCAAGCAATAGGCGGTCAAGAGGCATGGGTAGTTTATAAGAAGATTACTATAACCAATGTTACTTATCAAACAGGAGATTTATATTTCAGCGGTAAGTACATTGCTGATGATAATTCCTGGTTAGACATCAATAGAAAAGCAAGGTTTCAAAAGAACCTAGCATTAACCGACGATGATTCCATTAGTGCTACATCTACAGAATATTATGAACTGTATACTTGTAATGCAGGAGCAGACTTGTTAAGAGTTAATCTTCCTGCTGCGGATGATGCGCAAGACCAAGTATTTAAGATACTTAAAACTGACACTGGAGCAGGATGTGTCAGAATTACTCCAGATGGATCAGACAAAATTATAAGTCCAGCGGGTACTGATCTGGATTATCTTCCATTATTTCTATCAGGAGATTTGGCAGAGCTTTATAGCAATGGAACAGATTGGTTTATTGTGAATGGATTTAGGCCTTATTATCAATCAGGATGGATAAGACAATCTGACTGGACAAATAGAGAGTTGGGATTCATTAGAGTCGCATATGATAATCTTTCAGGTACGTTTGAAATGTTCGAAATCGTTACAGAAGCTACAAGCGGGAATACAGGTATAATTATCAATGATACTGGGTCAGAGTTATGCCTTGCATTTATTACAGGCACAGGGCTTTTCACAGACGGCAGACAATTGACAGGCGGAACAAGTACAGCAACAGCAGATGTAAATGAATCCGGCACTGGGTCTACTAAAAATAAAAATACATCAATTATTCACAATTGGGGAGTTGGTGCAGAGTATATAGATACAGAGCTTTTTATCAATGTTGATACAACATTTTCAGAGGCATCTAAATCATTAACATATTTTGCAGCTAATGAAAGCGCATCATCAGTAATTGGGGCATCTATATTATCAATAGATACTAATAGTCAGAAAATACAAACATCAACGGATGGGCTTAGGGCTGTATCTGATGCAGGATCAAACTTTCTTATTGATAATGAAGATTGGTGGTATAATACAAGGACAAGGCTATGATTATAAAGAATTATATAGAGCTAAACAAATATTCTCGCCCAGGAAAAAAGCTTCATGATGTAAAAGCAATAGTCGTTCATTGGGTTGCTATGCCAGGGGCTACACCTGTAGGCGTTAGAAGCTATTTTGACGGGCTAAAGAATCAAAAAGCTGGTAAGAGTAAGTACCGATATGCTTCAACACAATTCACTGTAGATAAAGACATGATTATTCAGAATATGCCTAAGAACGAGGTGGCTTATCATGTAGGCGCTAGCAAGTATACAAACTTTGCACAATTCCTATTCGGGCATAAATACACAGATAATAAACCATTAACTCCAAACTATCTGAGCATAGGCATAGAGACCTGTCACCTGGATTGGGATGGCAATTATCATAAAGACACTCTAGTAAACCTAAGAGGGCTTTGTGCTGATCTATGCCATGAGTATGAGTTAAATCCAATAGATCATTTAATTAGACATTATGACGTGACCGGGAAAATATGCCCTAAATACTTTGTTAACCATACCGATGAATGGGGTCTATTTGTTGAGGATGTAATGGCAGAAATGATAAATAAATATGGAGGCAGATAGTGTTAAAAAGGATTAAAGAGAAAATAACATCTAGGACTTTTATAATGGTATTATTAGCATCTATACTATTAGTGTTTGGAAAGATTAGTGATACAATATGGTTAGGAGTTATTACAGGCTTTATGCTAAATAATGGTGCTAAAGGATATTCTAAAAACAAACATTTTTCTAAGAAGGGGATAGACGAATATGATGAACAAATCTGAATTATGGGAAGAGCTACTAGACTTAGTGACTATAGGCATGGATCTAAACGAGCAAGAATTTGATATGTTAGATAAAAGTAAGCTAGCTAAACTGTTAGGGGCTGCGCCTTATTTGGCTAAATGTGAGAATCCAAAAAGACTAAGTGTGCTATGGGTCAGTATGTTTGTAATCGGACAAAGACTTAAGAAAGAGGGGGTATTTGATTCTAAGCCTAATGACTTTGATAAGTTTAATATTTGGAAAAGATTCTTCCCTGCGCTAGAGTGTAATAGCGGAGACAGGACAATCCTTAATAAGATTAAGAAGCGGATATTATTATGTTCTATGGCTGATCATAGGAATGATATAGAGAAGGATAAAGAGGTTGGGAAGTTTAACCCATTTGCAACAAAGGAGCAGGCAGATCAACTGATTGATGTTTATGTCAAAGAGCAAGACCCAGACCCAGAGATAGACGCAATCATGAGTGTTGAGTATGCCAGTAGGGGGTTATGGAACTAAGACAGAAGATAGGATATATAATATTTATATTTACAGCATTGTGCATAATTATAAATTGGGATGGGGATTTTATATATATATTATATATTGCTCCGCCTGGGGTACTTTATTTGGTAACAGCGTTTATCAAAAAAAGATGGGCAGAGATATTCCAGGCATTAGGGTTTTTTGTACAAGGAGCGCTATCTATTGTTGCTACTCCTGAGGCGCCTATGCCAGGGTATATAATGATTATGGGTGGAATGTTATTAAGTAGTAGATATAAAATATTTGGTAGATTTGAGAAAGTATATATACTTGGCCTATTTGTATTATTAAGCTTGTTAACAATTGGGTTGAATGCTTTGCAACCATATAATGATATTTTGATGAATACATTATTTTTCCTTGCAGCATTGGCATTGTTTTGGGTAATTTATGGCGACAAAGATAAAGCAATTATCAAAGCTACTAAAATGGCCGATGAGGCTATTGATATATCTAAAGAGGCAATAGAGGAATTGAAAAGGGTAGATGATGGCACTATCAGATGATGTAAAACATTTGGAGGACAGAGTGGTCATAGTGGAGAAAGAGATGGCTGTTTTCCGTAGTGAGATGAATATGAAAACCAATTCAATAGAGAATGAGGTTGCGGGCAATACTTTGCAGTTGGCCCAATTCCAAGAGAGTTATGCTGGGTTATCGTCTGACATAAGATATGTCAAAGAGCATATAGCCGATGGGAAGATTAGCGATAGAGATAAAGTAAAGAATAGGATTGCAACTATATCACTATTCCTGTCTGGGTTTATGGGCATAGGTAGTCTAATAATTGCTATATTAAAATAGGAGAGGTCATGTGGGAAAAAATATTACTATTATCATTCTTATTTGTGTTTGTATTGTCCTGTTGTGTATACTCGGAGTCTGTCAAGGATCGGGTGCAGACAGAGCTAGAGAGCTTAAAGATGCACTTAACAAGAGTGAAGCTCTCATTGCAGAAAGGGAGAGAGCAATTAAAAACCTTGAGAGTACAGTTAGCGAATTCTCAAAAGATCTTGGGGAGCTTACACGAGAGAACCAAAGACTTAGAGAATCAAGTATTCTTATTGATGGATCAATTGAGACAGGAGCAGATCATCTATCAAAAGCTTTCAAAACAATTGAAAGACTTGCTCAAGCATCAGAGGAGATTGCAAACTGAGAATAAAATCCTAAAGGGTGTCATCGCTGTCGGGGTCATTGCTATTATCGTTGAGGGATTGGTCATTGCTTTTAAATAACATTATGTATTGTCTTTTTCATATTCCTTATACAATTCCTTTAACTTATCTTCCCATGACTCCATAGGCAGCCATGTAGACAGGATATTAAACTGTCCTGGATGATTCATCTCTAATCACCATAAGAAGAATTTAAAGTCAGTCATCTACCTCAAACCCTGCTAATCTAGCAATGTCATTATCATCATTATTAGCCCATTCTTCTATTGTAGCAGTATCTTTACATTTCATGTTTTCAAATGCCTTCAAAGCTTTTTCCAATAACTCTAATGACACGCTCATTCATCTATCCCATCAATCAAACAATCTCTAAACTTATTTACCATCTCATCAATAGTTATTGTGCCTGATTTTATAGCAGCTTCAATATCACCTCTTTGAAGCTCTGGATCACCTTTTCTGTTATACCACAAAAGATCTGCAACACAACCATCTATACAATCTAAAATATAATCTTTAATTCTCATCCATTCCCACAATACACCAAGCTGTTTTTCCAGTTTTTAGCTCTGATTGGGTCGTGGACTCTGTAAACATATCCATTTTCAGTTGTGCTACCTTTTCCAGACCAATAATCATCCTTTATTTTTGGTCTTTTTTCAAACCAATGACCTATTCCATCTTCATCAACTGCATACGCTACAGCATCAGGAGGAGCGATTGATCGGGGGTCGAAGGGGACAGGACGACATTGCTCATATGCTTCTATTCCGCCTTCTCCTGCTATATTCCTTGTAACACAATAAGGCGATTCATTCTCATCATGATAGTATTCATGAAAATATTTGATACTCCAATAGGGCCAATCATCATCTTTAACTTCTACTATTTGCCCTTTGTAGAACTCAGGCTGTTCTTTATCAATATCTTTTATAAAAGCTTCTAATTCTTTGATCTTATCTAGTGCTTCTTGTTTATTCATTTGCTTCTCCCCCATCTTTTATTCATATCTAAACACATTTCAGTTATAAGGAGAGATATAAATCCGATAACAAATGATAGAAACAACATTATAGGTTGAAAGTCATTTACTACAAAACAATTGCCAAATAGAGAATATTGCAAAGTAGCAATTAATCCTGGGAGTATAAACAATGCCGCCAGCGGATATGTTATAATTCTTACTGCCAATCTTTTATTCATTTGCTTTCTCCTTTTGCACTTTATATAGTGTATATTTAGCAGCCCAATTCTTATTAAGCTTATATAGAATCTTCCATAATAAATTAGGCTTCTGGATTCTAAATATAGACCGCATATATCCTAGTTCCTGTTTAAATATCTCTGTAGTTTGTTCAGGAATATATATAGGGAGTTTGAGAGACTTTAGATCTTCGTTTAGTTGTTTATATTTATCATTCATCTTTACACCTCTTTATATATCTATCATACATAACAATACTTCCTGCCGTAGCTACATTCAAACAAAACTCTCCAGGGAGTTGAATTATTTCATGGCACATATCCATCATTTTATTAGTTAATCCGTGATCCTCTGCACCCAAAATATATATCGCCCTCTCGGGATGTTTATAGTATTTAATAGGGATTGCAGTATCACAGATTTCTACACCTACAAGTTTGCAATCATGTGGAATAATAAAATCATCAGTAGTCTTATAATGCATCAAAGGTATATGTCTATAAGTTTTATATGTATCACTACTTTGATATTTATATCGCCTATTTATTGTGAATATATATTGCGCTTCAAAAATCTTTGCAGATCTCCATAGTGTCCCAATATTAGATTCAGTTTTTATATTCTCCATGCCTATAGCATAGTAGCCCCTATTCATCTTTGCACCTTTTAATATCTCTACGGCATTTTTCTACGACAGCAAGCCACAAAAACTCAGAAGTAGATTTAATCTTCTGATGTTTCATAATAGTGTGCATCTTGTTTATAATATCTCCTTTTACAGTTATGCTTATCTTTTTTAAATATTTCTTTGGCTTATTACATGAAGCAATACGATGTTTGTTTAATGTGTGATACCATTCATGTGTATTATTATATTTAGGGTTAAAAGCAATTATATAATAATCTTCTAGATCAGTTAATTTATCTTTAGAAGCTTCGAAATATAATACGGTATCAAAAACTTTATCTTTATGGCTCTTTATTCTATATTCAATATTTGTAGATTTGCCTACATATACAACCTTATTATCTAAAACTAGAAAATAAATGCCACATATAGGATTAACTTCAAGTGTTTTTAACTCTCTTTCTGCATAAAGATCGGATATACATGCAGGATATATTATAGTATCTAGTTTCACAGTAAACCCATATCCTTAAGTATGTCACTTATAATAGGTGCAAGTAGTTTTTTGTCTCTTGTCGCTAATTGGATCCTCGCCCTTTCACTTCTAGCCTCCATTCTGTTAGCCTTTTCTTCTGTAGCATCATAAGCAAATTGACTAACAGTTTGAGTGCCAGAAAGCAGAGCTTTTACCCTTTCTAACAATTCTCCTTCTATTTTGAAACTTGTATGCATAGTCCCCTCCGTAGATTTGCTCGGATCAGTACAATAATGTACAGGCCGGTACATTTATAGTAACAAATGACAATCTATGTGTCAAGAGCTTTTTTAAGCCGTCAATCAAACAAAACAGTCTCAACAATCCTTCTCCTCCGGCGGTGACGGCAATGGCATCCAGTGGGTGATTATGTGATTTGCATCTTCTATATCTTCATACGAAAAGCACTCACATTGACCTTTCCACCATGCTTTCTCCAGCCTATCCTCATAATAGGATACCCATCTTTGTGTTTTTATAAACTCTTCCGTTAATAATACCAAGACCTTCATTTCCCATTTATAATCGGGGAGCCGATCTTTAACACTTATCCATTCACCTTTCATAATACCTCCTGTTAATTTCCTCTAATAGCTCATATTTCTTTTCACTAATGGTCTCTTCCAAATCACCAAGGATTAACTTCCAAATCTCAATGCGCTCTTCCTTTGTCATAGGACAATTAGTTATTGGGTTAATATACCTATCTATTGCAGAATGAATAATCAAATGAAGAGGGACTACATTTAATGGGATTAGTTTCATATGTGGATAAGCACCTCTCCCAAATATGTGAGCTGGTGTGATATTAAATGGATCGGTTAAAAAGTTTCCAAGCTCTCTGGCAGGACACAGGGATTTGCTTAAAAATAGGCAATCCTTACCATACAGTTTCATGGACAGGTCTTTACACTGAGCCCATGAGCTAGCAGGGGTTATGTATTTATCATCCATTCCCCTCTCCTTTTTCTGGTAAGATTATACTATAATCACTAGCGACTAATTCCATAGCAAAGCAAGCAGTCATCATTTGGCCGTTGGTTTTATCAGATGTAGACATTGATGGAATAAGCACTTTATGAACCTCTCCTGATTCTGGGAGTCTAAGCTTGGAATAGTAATAAGGCCAAGCCTTTAAGCCTTCGGTTAATTCATCGTCAGGAATAGCACAAGCCCTTAATAGGACTTTATGCTTAACCTGTTCTTGGGTTACCTCATATCCAGCATGGACTAGGTTTTTCCAGAGGAATGTTAAATGTCCCCAGAATCTAGTTGATATCTCAATAGACCTAGTTGATTTAATCTCTCTAATCTCAACCTCATATTCTTTACCATCTTTATATCGGTAGGTCATTACAGCATTACGCACAGCATCAGCCATGATAGTATGGTTCTTTAGGGTTATTGGTTTAATGGTCATTATTCACTTCCTTCTCTTCA